GCAGTTACCTCATTTGGTGTGATCACTTCAAATGATGTTGTCCATCCGGAACAATTGTCCGTCTGTGTGTCAATAAATGGTGTTGCAACAATAGGAAGATCCATTGATATGTTGGTGTCTTCATTAATGAAATATTTTCCATCAGTCAATTCCTTGCAAATATCTTGTAAAATAAGCAATGCATCAGACAGACATGTAGCTTCATTGACCATCTTATTTGTTGATGTGTTGTATCTGTCAAATATTACAACATCAAATCCATATGTGATTGTTTGATCATCAATTGCTGTTCCTGTTGGTGTCAAATGCAATGCCGGATATTTTGTGAATTTTTCCAAGTCAAATAAACTTAGTTCACCATAAGTGAATGAATTTATCTGTTGATGTCTTTCACACATTACATCGAAATATTGAATAATAGCTTTGTATGTGATCATAACTTGTTTTGTTTCTTCCTCATTTCTTTTTCTCTTTCTCTTTGACGATCTGCATCAAGTGATAATTTTGTCAATGCAAACATCAAAGGCAATTCTGTTATTGCTTCAAATTTTAAGATGTCACCATTTGCTAATCCATCAATTACATTAAACCATCCATATGATGATGCTGCATTTGGTTTGCCTCCACTTCTGAAGACCGATGGATATTGTTTAGTTGTTCCCTTCCTAAATTCCAAAAAAAAACAGCAATTGCATTTCCCACATTTATAGATAGTTTGCTGAACTTATCTGCATTGTCTGAATGCTTATCAATGTCATATGGTTCAATGTCATATCTGTTGCCCTGTGTCCTTGTAATAGGTCTATAAAGAACAGACATCATCTTTGCCATGTCATTATCCTTTGCATATGTTTCAATGTCTACAAATTCCCCCATTGTGATCTCATCAATCTTTGGATGTAATCCATACATTGTTCCTTCAATGTTTATCTTGTTGATGATCTCTTTATTTATTGGATTGCCTATCAGCTTCTGAAGACTACCTTGAATATTTTGCAAGTCAGACAACTTCATTACCTCCACCACAGATTCATCAATGTCACACAATGTGCTTATTGTCTTGACAATTATCTGATGATTATCTTCCAATTCATTGACAGCATTATTGTACTTCATGAATTTTTGAATACTTATTTCTGACCAATCTGTCGGAATAGTGATTTCAAATGTTTTCTTCATCTTATAAATTTAAAGGTTGATTTCTTATTATTTCCTTTCAAAAGGCATAGACACCATAGTTACCTTTCACCTCATACCACATTCTCATCATCAATGCATCAGCATAATCCGGTGATCTTCCAAGTAATGATTTTATTGTGTCCTTTGGTATGATCGACAACTTCTGTGTGTCCTTATCAATCTTATCCCTTTTGATGATTTCAAGTTCTTCAATGATGGCTTGTTTGTGTGCTTTGTCTTTTACAGCAACTTTTCCTTGATTGACTAATTCAGCCAATTTGAAGAAACATTGTGTTTTTAAGTTCTGAAAGTTTTCATTCTTTAGTGCTTTGCTTCCATTGACAAATCCTTTGCATCCGGATATACCATCCTTGACACCACCACCAACACCATCTTCATCCACAATGATGTGTGATCTTTGAACACCATTTTCAATTGACATCTTGTTTATCTGTTCAATTGTTGTTGTTACTGATGATTTTGCCAACGAAACAATCTTTTCAGCTGTCAACCCATTCCATAAAATGATGATGGTTTTATCTGCTCCAAATCTTGCAACATCACAGGTGATATATTTCAATGATCCCTCTAACTTGTTTGTGAACATGTCATGGATTGAATCATAATCAAATAACAATGCATCATCTTCATTATATTCCCAATCACCCAATAGAAGTCTTTGCCTTGACACCTTATCAAGTTTTTCAAGCTGTTTAATATAATGTTCTGATATTTCTGTGTTGTCCCTTACAAGTGATTGAATGAATTTCCTGTGATCAGCCATTCGATCTTCTTTGTATGGCTTGTAAAATTCTGAATACAACCATGTCTTTGTTGGATTGCAAGTCATCAATGTCTTTGGTATAAGATCGTATTTATCCAATTTAAACCTGATCCTTGAATTCAATATGTTGACAGCTTTCTGTGACACCTCTGCACATTCATCCACAAATGCATCTGTGATTTCTAATCCACCCAATGAAGTGAAATCAGGATCTGAAGGATATAGAAATAAGTCTTTCAAATAGATGATTGAATCATTGAAAAAAGTGATGGTTGATTCCTGTGCATTATAATTGAAATGCTCATTTGGTTTCAACCCACAAAAATCCTGTGCCACCTCAAAGAAGGTGTTTAATGTTGTTGCCTTTAGATTCTTCAGCTTTGATCTTCCAATGACTGACCTTGTTCCGGCATATGTCAATCTTCTTTGTATTTGCCATAGACAACCTGTGAATGTTTTTGAACCTCCTGCACCACCCCCAAATAAGACTTCTGTTGTTGTCTTATCATTTAGGTAGTTGAAACATTGTACTTGTTTCGGAAATAGTTCAATATCAATCTTGTTGTTCAATTTGCTTTGGAATTAAATTGATGGTGACTGACTTATCTGTGACTTCTGCTTTGACTTCTGTCCTTTGTAATTTAGGAACAATAAATTCAGCCATCTTGATCATGATATTCAATGCCCTTTCAGGATCTTCATTTGCTACATCAGACAACCATATCTTCATATTATCAAGATTGTCAGTCATCAACATTTCAAATGCCTGTCTGATTTCATGTGTTGCCTTGTTTGGCACACCCTTTCTTGATCCTGCTAATTGATTCCCTTTTGCAAATGGCATGACTAATCCTTAAAAATTAAATAGGCATAAAATAGATAAAGACCTACAATGACAATAACCGAAAAAAATGCTGTTGTTGTTTCCATCAGTTTATGTCTTTTGAAGTCACTATGTCATCCATAGGTCTAATGTCTTCCGGAATTACATCCATCAATTCAAGCTGATCAATACCACTTTCAAGTTTATCTTTGAAGGTGATGGCTGTTTCAATTGCCTTGTCAAGTGCATATCCTTTGCATATACCTTTTACATAAGATACAACACCTATCTGATCAGGAAATACTTCTTCAATTAATTTGAAGAAATCAACCCTTCCATTTGGCAGTCTTGGTGTTTCTTTTTGTTCTGTTAATTTACTCATTGTTTTTGTTTATTTATTTGTTTGCTGTGGAGGGAAGATTCGAACTTCCAAAAGGACATTTCTGTTACCCTCGCCTTCGAGACAAGAAGGTGTGTTTGCCAATTCCACCACCCCACAATTTATGATCCACATGCTTCACAATCTTCATCATCAATATCACAGACATCCGGCTGAACTTGATCTGTTAGATCATCAATCCAATTATCCCATGTGTCCCTTGCAACTTTTTCATTCTTCTTCTTCTGTTCTTCTTTTTCTTCATTGCTCATTGTACTGACTTTTTAAAATGATTTGTAAATAGTGTATTGCTTTTTTGATGTCTTCTGATCCATTCTTTGATTTATGCCTTGATACATATTTGATCACGTTTCCTTCACAGAAATCTATTCCATTTGATACAATGTAATCAACCGGCTCAATCTTCATTTTATCATAGTGTTCTGTCATCTGCTTTTGTGATTTTCAAGTCTTTGTTTATGTCTTTCTTTCAGCATATCCATATATTGTTTTTTATCACCATATGTGATGTGACAATTTCTACATAATGCCATCAGATTATTTATGTTGTCCTTGCCTGTTCCACCCATACCTCTGCATTCTATGTGATGAATGTCCACAGCTTTCTTACCACACATTTCACATGGTATAAATTCATCACCGAAATAATCAAAGTGATTGACATATATTTTAGTATGCTTCCGCATCAAGTTTGTCTTTGATACGATCAATCAACCTGTTCATGTATCGTAAATAAAATATATCAAATTCAATGTCATTCTGTTTGTGTTGTTTCCAATACACATACAAAACTGATCTCAATCTTTGCGATGGTGTTTTACCATCATTCTTTTCAGATGATAATTTAAAGCCATCTAATGCATCCAATTCTTCCTGTGATATGTTTTCACTTGAAAGATACATCAATGCTTCTGTCTTCCTTAAATCAAATAATTTGACAGCTGATTCAGTATTCAATTCATATGTCCCCATGACAATCTTTACAGATCCATCATGTCTTGTTGCAATAGTTTCAACACCTACCGGTAATACAAGTTTCGCCATCACTTAATCATGTCATAAAATTCAGGATCAATTTCTTTGATCTCTTTTTGAAACTGCTCCCATGCCAAATCAACACCTTCATCACCAATATCATGCTTTGATCCTGTTCCACTTGATGCAACATTCCTTGCATTCTTTTCCAACATCCTATCAATCTTTGATCTGACAGATTTGTTTGTATAGTATTTTGGCTTCAGCCTATTCTTTTTCATATTCTTCAACTATTTGTTGCATCTCTTTCAATGCAGATTTTAAACATGGAACACAATTGGATGTCTTTGTATTGCCACCAATGTATTTCCTTTGCATATCATACAACAATACCTTCTGTGTTGGATTGATTGTTTGCTTAACATCTTTCAGTAATTTCTTTATTGCAAGATAATCATTTTCAGCCACTTGTGAAACACCCCAATAGGAAAAAGGACACCTTGAAAAGGTTAATTTTGTTTTGACATCCATGAAACATCCACAGGTTCTTTTGTTTCCTACCTTATTTCCAACAACTGCTGTTCCACATGTCCTTGTTTTCTTTCTGAAATGTCTACAGGATTCACAAATTGCAATCCTTTTGTTTGATAATTCTTGATCAGCTTTGAATGGGATCATATTATTTCCTTTATGTTCTTTTTTACTTTTTCAATTGTGTATTGAATTGATTTGAATGTGATGCCGGTTTCTTCAGATAATTTTCTGACAGACAATCCGGTTTGATAATAAAGTTGAAACAACTTTCTGTCATAATCATCAAATGTTTCAAGACAATTGTCTATTCTTTTATGTAGTGAATCAATGTATTCATTTGTGCTGTTGTCAATTTCCACATTCTTATTGACTAAATGTTCCAAAAATATTTGATCAGATTTGATCTTCTTCTTTTTATACTGAACATTCTTTTTATTGAATTGTGACTTTGATGAAAAGTATTTCACCATCATCACCTTACAAATGTATGTTTTGATTTTTCCACTATCAATAATGATCAGCAATTTGTGTTGATTCATGGTCATCAATTGAAGGAATGTTTCCTGAACTAAATCTTCTGACAGATCTTTGTCTTTGGTTTGCTTGATTGCAAATCCAAGGAAGTATTTATAGTCTTTATAGATCCATTCAATAGGATGCCACTTGTCCTTCATTCCTTTATAGTATAATTAACATCTATTTCCGGAATTGTTGAATTGATATACCATTCAATTATTTCAATTGTCTGATCAAATCCTGTGCATACCTGTGCATGAAAGTTCTTTTCATTCAAGGATTGCAAGGTGTTCTTCTGTGCTTCTGTTGGATAGTTGCCTTTGACCTTTAGTTCAATAGCCAATCCACCTTTCACTTGACCATCAATGATCCTTTGTTCATATACAAATAAATCAGGGAAACCTTTTTTATATCCACATTGCTTTGCCTTCAGTCTTTGTGAATGATGCTTAATGTATATGCCACCCATTGATCCATTTATGAAGATGTTTGGATGTTGAAGTTTCATGTATTTGATGATCGACTTCTGAAGATCATGTTCACTTTGTTTCCTCATTTAATCGAACTTTAATAAGTCTTTGATTGTGATCTCTGATGATCTTTCACCCAACCCTGACCATTCTGCATTCTGCTGTGCCTTTTGCTTTTCACGTTCATTGACAATCATGCCGGTTCTGTTAATGTCATAACTTGTCAATAATTCCAAGATCATTCCACCATCAATCCGGTCATATACTTTGGTGTGCAATTTC